GCACCCAGCGAGTAGACCAGCGTCACAACCGCATCCGCCGCTTCGCCCGTGGCGAAATCGCCCGCGGCACCAGTGGCCGTGTAGCCCAAATTGCCCCATGTCCAAGTGTCGTTGTCGATGGTCGGATGCGTCAGGAAGCCACGCGGCTTGTCCACGCCGTCGCCCGACACAAAAGACGCCGCCTCAGACGAGGCAAACTTGTCCGCAATCCGCTTGGCCAGCCAGCCCTCGACGTCAAACGCGCTGTCATCCAGCAGACGTTGCGAGGCTTTCGGCAGCGCCGACAGCTCATGCAGCGGGATCGAGATACGCTCGATCTGCGGCGTGTCGGTCTCGACCGAATTGCCGGTCTCCGTGGCCCAGCCTGCGCCCATCTCGGAATGGTCAACCAGCACCTCAAAGGCGGTGGCTTCGACATTGACCACATTGGCCACAGCCCGCAGCGAGGCGGTCGAGTTCAGCACCGAACGGATCGTGTCCGAGGTCTGCGGGTCCACCAGATAGCCGCCATCAGCAGCCACAGCGCTGGACAGCGCCTTGCCTTCCAGCTCCAGCCCGCGCAGCGCGTCATCATCGCCGGAACGCAGGTAAGAGTTGAACGCCTTTTGATGCGGCGCGCCGGCCTCAACAGCCGAGGAAAGCGCCGGACGGGCGCGGGAAATGGTCTTGCGGTCGAGATGGGTCATGCGGTCTTCCTGTTGTTTCAGTCGGGATTTAATGTCGGCCTGAAAGCTGCTGAAATCGGTCAGAAAACCGCTCATTTCAGCCGCCAGGTCGATGGGTTGGGAGGGAACGGCAGGCACAGGCCCGTCGTTCCGAGACTTGGTCTCGGGTTTGGTCATTCGAACACCTCAATGCGTGATAGAAAGTGGTTGGAAAGAGCTTGCGTTACTCCGCAAGCGAGCAGCGAAGGGTCCGCAGGACCCCCGCCAAATTCTGTGCCAGGTCCGGGTCCGGCAGGTCCGATTTACCCGCCTCCGGGGCAGTTCCGATACGGGCCTCAGGCAGCATCGGGAAGGTCACCAAAGACACCTCCCAAAGCTCCAGCTCCGCCAGCTGGCGATGCCCCTTGGCGTTGCGGTCCGCCTTGATCGTGCGGTAACCAATCGACAGCCCGTCAATCGCGCCCGCCTCAATCAGCGTCGCGGCCTCTTGGCCCCGCTGCGTCTCCGTCAGCAGGCGGCCTTTGACGAACAGCCCCTTGCCGTCCTCATGCACCTCGTCCCACACGCCAATCGGCTGGTTCGGGTCATGCTGCCACAGCAGCTTCACACGGGTGCCCGCGGCCTTCAGCCGCTTCAAAGACGCCTCATAGGCCCCCTTCATCACCACGTCGCCGCCTTGGTCCGTTTGGCCAAACAACGAGGCGTAGCCCGAAATCGTGGCATCGCTGCCCAGCGCCAGTTGATCTGTGATCACGCAATATTTGCGCTCAAGTTCCGGTGTGCCGATCATCCGCCAGCCCCTCCCAATAATCCTGTGACAGTTTCGCTCAACACCGCTGCGGTGACGCCGAAAATGGTGAACCAGACGCGCCGCTCCAGGCGCTCCAGCATCACCTCGATCTGGGTCAGCCGGTATTCCAGCCCCCGCCAGCGTTCGTCGTTCACCCGCTCGTTGGCCTGCACCATGTCGGCGCTGGCATATTCAAACGGCTCGTATAAATAGCGTGACCCGCCGGTGCGTTCTTTGCCATCGCTCATGAGGCCGCCTCGCGCGGCAGGCCCAGCAGAACCCGCTTCTCGCCGTCGCTCAGGAACGACGCGCCCGCAACCCGCGCCCCCGGGATCCCCACCAACATCGGAGGCACCCCAAACGCCTGCGCGATCTCGCGCGCGGCGGCGTCCTTGGTCTTCTGAAACTCCATATCCGACGGCGAATACCCCATCGGCTTCCAATCAAGCCCCCCTTCCAACAGCATCGGCCGCCCCGCGTTGCGCGCGCCTTGGTGATGCGCCTCCATCTCCGATTGCAGCCGTTCATATTGCTCGTTGGTCATCGACCCGGCGCCGTCTGGCCCCTTGTAAACAATCGCCCCCGAAGGCCGCGCCGGCCACCGGCCACCCGTCCGCCCCCGGCACCAGTGACATCCGGTCGGAGCGCAGCACATGCAGCTCATCCGGCATCCCCGCGCCCACGGCCTCCAGATAGCCGTTGCCGCTCAGCAAAAGCTGGCCGTACAGCGCCTCAAACAGCTCCGCCCGCCCCTGCGCGCCGTTGGGGCGCGAAATCAGCGACAACACGGGATGCGTGTCAAACCGCTGCCCCTCGTCTTGCAAGATAAGCGGCAACGCGGCGGCGGCTTCCGCCACCATCTTGACCGCCCGAAACCCCACCGGGTTCGCCGAGAACCCCGCCTTGGTCAAAGACACCGTGTCCCGCGGGCTCCACGCCACCCGGCCCGAGCCGTGCCACGCGACCACCGGCCCGGTCGCAGAGGCCTTCGCCTCCGGCACCTCCGCCGCACCTCGTTTCAAAAAGTCAAACACCATCGCCGGCTCCCATTCGTTCAAATGTCGTTCGGCCAAAGAAAAAGCCCACGCGCGCGGATCGCAGCGGGGGCTCGGCCATCAAATTAAAATCTTGTCTCGCTTAGCGCGGCAGCAACGTCCGAACCTTCGGCACTGACACCACAGGCCCCTTGCCCAACATCAGCTCGGTGACCGCCCAAACCAGCGCGTCCAGCCGGTCCGGGCTGCCCGAGCTTTTGAACCCGGTCGCCGTCATCTGGCACATCTCGTCTTCCAGCTCGCTCAGGTCGCCGTAATGCAGCACCCGGCCCTGTTCATAAAGCGCCGCCACAGGCTCCGCCCGCGCGCCCTTGCCGTTGCTGGCATGCAGCGCCTTGTAAGGCACCATCGCGTCCACCTGCCGCATCAGCTCTTCGACCAGATCGCCGCCTTGGTTCACCTCCGCCACGATCCGGTCCGCGCCGTATTTCTCCGCCATCTCAACGGCCACCTGCGCCCATTGCAACGTCGAATGGCCCCGCACCGTGGCGTCTTGCAGCACATAGCCCCGCCAGTCGCGGCGGTCCGGCCCAAACGTGGCGCCCACCACCATGATCCCGCAAGCATCCGAGGTCGACTTCGACGTCACCGCCGGGTCCACCGCCACGATCACCCGGTCAAACTCCGGCAGCTCCGAGACCCGCAGCTCCTCCAGCATCGAGGCGTTCCACAGCGCGCCCTCCACATCTTCCAGCATCTCGCCGTCCAGCTCTTGGCGGCCCAGCCGCGTGCCGCCATAGCGCATGCGCACCTCCTCAAGGAAGTTATCCGCCAAATAGGCCGCGTTGGCCTCCGTCGGCGCAGAGGTCTTTACGGTCGAGCTCGCCTCCAAAATCCGCTTCAGCACCGGCACGTTGCGCGGCGTCGTCGTCACCACCTGCTGCGGGTGATCGCCCAGCCGCAGGCCAAATTGCAGCATGTCCCAGGCGTCTTGCCCTTTGTGCCATTTGCCCAGCTCATCCACCCAAGCCGCGTCGAATTGCGGGCCACGCATCCCCTCCGGGCTGGAGGCCGAATGGCATTCCGCAATCGCGCCATTGGGCCAAACCAGCCTGCGCCGCGTCGCTTGCCATTCGGGCCGCCTGTCAGGCGGCGAGCAGGCCAAAATCCCGCTATCGCCAAACACCATCACGTCCCGCACTTGGTCAAACGTTTCACCCACCAGCGCCACCCGCGAGGCCCGGCCAGGCTCCAGTGGCAGGTCCCCCTCCACCATCGCGCGGACCCACTCGGCCCCCGCCCGCGTCTTGCCCGCGCCGCGCCCGCCAAGGATCACCCAGCTGCGCCAATCCCCCTCGGGCGGCAGCTGATGATCCAAGGCCCAAAACTCAAACATATAGGGCAACGCATGCAGCGCGTTTTCGCTCAGCTCAGACAGGAACTCATGCGTTTCGCGCGGTGTCGCGTAGGCGAGCGAGGCGGCGCCCGATTTCAATGCGGGCGCTTCCAAGATCGACGGCGTGTCTACCAGCTTGGCCAAGGCGTTGGGCGAGCTTTTCATGAAACTTGGTCTCCTGTAGAATCGAATTGTTCAGCAGCGGGTCGATCCGCTTGACGATGTCGGTGACGTCCTTGCCCTCGACCTTGCCCTGTTCAATGTCCTCAATGTGCAACTCAATCGCTTCCTTGAGCCGTCGAAACTGCCCGCGAAACGCCTTGAGGTTTTCGTTAATCATCTTCTCGTAAACAACGTCGGTTCCGTCTTCTGCCTCTGGGCTGTCCGACGCGGGCGCGGTCTCTGCGCCCTCCTGTTGGTCTTCTATGGCCTGTGTCCCTTGGGTGCCGTCTTGCGAGGCAATCTGATCGCTGTCGTGGTCCATCTCCGCCTCCTGGGTGCGCTCATCAGAGCGGGTGCAACCCGTCAGACATAAAAAAACGGCCCCGCGCCCAAAGGCCCGTGCCGCTCATTCAATCCAGTGGCTAACCTGAAATAAGAAAGGCCAGCCCACCATTTCTGGCGCCGCTGACCCAATTCGTCCATCTTGTCAAAACGTATGCCCTAGACCGTTCGCAGAGTCAACGCATTTCTTGCAAAATCTGCAATTAAATCATTCATTAACAATGACTTAACGTTAACCCCTCGCACCGAGACACCGCATCAACACCCAACAAAACATAGCCCAAAGCCCTGAATTCTTGGTTAACAGCGCGCTCGAAACGCCCTCCGAGCGCTAGTTATTCGCGTTCCGCTCGGCCTCGATCTTGCGCCATTCGGCCACGTTCGCATTATGCTCGGCGATTGTCACCGCAAACGCATGCCCGCCCGTGCCGTCTGCCACGAAGAAAATATACGGGGTCTCGTCCGGATCCAGCGCCGCCTCAATGGCCAGCTTGCCGGGGTTGGCAATCGGCCCAATAGGAAGGCCGGGGATCACATAGGTCTTATAGGC